ATAAGTTTGCCATTGGGCTTTTAGGACGCTCTCTAAAATCACGCCCGCCGTCAAAAGACTAGTCGTCTCTCCCATGCAAAGCGTTTTTAGATTGCTTACGGTCGCCGAATTCATCCCCCAATTGACATCGCTCGTATCATTTAGGCGCTTTTCGCGCAGGTTGCGGCACATGCGTCCCTTTGGTTCCCCGTTTAGAAGTTTTTCTTAATCAAACTTAATCGCATTAAAGCCAATGCTCATTTTGGTAATGGCATTAGCACGAATCCCGGTCAAGATGTCATTTCCCCGTTCGGTTTCCAGATATTCTCGCGCCACATATAACCCGCCGGTTGCATCGGGGTATTTGGCGCGTACCTCTTCGGGCAAATCATCGCGCCCGACTTCCTTTAGTTCCTTAACGACGGCGGTAGGGGGTTCATCGCCGCGATGTTGCCATAGGTGTTGCACGTTGACCGCGTTCTCTTGGATAGTCTTACGAAACGAACCGCGATGGATACGATCTCCGCCGTCGTCAATGTTGCCAAAAACCGCCGTAATGCCCTTGACAGTACGGCCTTCAATCTCTTTGGTTTCAATTTTAAAATCTTTGTATTCAATATCCATGTCATATCCTGAAAACAAAAAGCGGCGCAAACCTGAAATCAGGTCGCGCCGCTGTGGTAATCCAGAGGGGCAAAAAAAGTTATGCTAAACCAGGAAGAAAACGCTCAGGCCATATCTCGACAAGCCAATTCAAAAGCGGGTCAGGAATAGTAGGCCAGAAATCAATTATCAAGATACTTAGCTTGACACGCTGACAATAACGAATAGTGGTAACGATTTTCTTATAGACTTCTTTAAAAGCGGGAACAATCTTTTCGTTCCAGGAAAAAACCAGTTGTTCCATTACATCTTCGACAGCATCCGCAAAGTTCCCAAAGAGTACCGCAAGTCTATCGAAATCTACTTGCATTTGTTCAGTCCAAACCGGGGTAATTTCTTCGTTATCTTCCATCGCGTTTAATCTTATCACATCTCTTGTAAAACGCAAAACATTTTATCGCTTCCGTTCCGCGCGGCTTTGCTCCATCCCTAGTACCTTTTCCGTACTACGTAGGCAAGCGATAACTTTGCGGCGATAGTCATCGAAAGCCGGGGTTTCGTCCAGCCAGGTCAAGGCGTCTTGTAAGGTGGTGTGAATAGTGAGGAGGTTGTCGCGTTGAGGGCGGAAAAGAGGAGAAACCTGCGTAAACTCTATTGTTAGCTTTGTTTCTCCAAGTCTACCCAAAATGATAACAGGAGTCTCCATTTCAGTTTCAATAACCGGGAAGCCTAATAAAGTATTATTATTCATTCTCCAAACTCCGCCTTCAAATTATCTAAAATCACCCTTTGCGCCTCTACAATATTATCATCAGCGATAAGTTGCCGAATCAACGCATCCTGTTCGGGCGTAAAACTAACCCCAGGACGGCTCATAAACTTATACGTATTTGTGGCACTCTCGTACATCAGCCGCCAAAATTCGCGAACATCGCCCGCGTCAAAAGCACGTTGTAAGGGGGTATCGGGTTTGTTACTCATCCTTCCACCTTCCCATGTACCATATTCTTGAATATGTCAACAATCCCGCTCCAACTGTTCTTGACCACCCCTTGTAATGTCCACCAACGGTCAGCCCACGCTTTCCCCTGTTCTCCAGCACTAATCACGCGTCGCGCATAAATCACGTTAGTCCCAACGACCCCCACAACATCCCCCCCAAAAGCCGGGACTTCAACGCGGGAAAGTGCACCAGGTTCGCCACCGGCCTGCATAGTAGTAATTGACCGTCCCAAACGCCCTGTTCGACGCTTGGGCCAGTATGGATAGGGCGGGACTTGTGAATGGACATATAAAACCGCCTCTTGCATTGTATCTTTCATGGCGGCGGGAATTTCGCCGATGCGTTCTAGGTGGGCTAGGGTCTTGTCAAGGCCGATGATTTCAGTGGGCATGATTTACTTCGCATCTGCCTTGATATGCTCTTTGTACTCTGTCCCGTCGAACTCATACAGGGTCTTTTTATATACGCGCCATTGTCCCTGGCCCCGCTTGCGTTCCTTGCGAAAAACCAGAGCGTACCCCTCGCGGTCAAGCGCAGAACGCAGAGCCTGATTACCTGCCGTTAGGCCGATAACGAAACCGAGTAAAAGCAACACAACAATACTGATAGTCTCTAACATGGTTCACTCCTTTTTAGAAACAAATTACATCTTCATCCAACTAAAGCCTTCCCCACTCACGGCGGCGTCAAACCAGAGCTTGTCCAGGTTGTCCACGCCCACCACAATAACAGGGATTTTGGTCGCGTCCATAATCACGCCGTTGGTACTCGCGACATCCCCCGCGCCGGTGTTGCCCACGTAGCCATAGGAAGTATTCGCGGGCTTCATAAAAATCATAAAGCCGTTCGGGGACGCAATGCTTGAGCCTTGTACCGCCGTGCCTGCTGTGGTGACGGTGACTTGCCCGGTGAGGGGAGAGGCGGTGGTGCTCGTTGGGGTGGGGAGTACGGCGGTTGCCAGCCCGTAACCGTCCCCGGAATCACGGTAGAGGATGTCAACATTTAGTTGCGAGTTGACGTTGTGGATTGGGATTTTTGCATCTGCCATAAGATTTACTCCTGTAAACAATTATACACTAATTGAAAGTGTAGCCTCTGTATTTTTATAGACCAACTCATCGACCAGGGCTTGCATTTTCTTTTTGATAAGCACGGGGGTTGAATAGCATCGGCAACGTGTGTGACGACTTGGGGCATGTTCGGTATCATCAAGCGGGTATTGCACGCCGTTATCAGGTTCGCACACGGGACATACCAGATCATCATAAACCGTGCGAAAGGTGTACCCACTCACGACCCCGCTCTCTTCCCAAGTGGTGACATTACCATAATGAAAAATACGCGTCGCTTCACTGGTTCCGATCATCTCTGCCCTGACTTCTCCAAACATCGGCACAAGGCTATCAATCAATTCTTGCAACGGCGCGCCGCTTTCAATCCACCCCGCGATCTCCTCTTGGAGAAACGCCCGGCTCGTCTCATTAATGCCCTTGACCAAGTCGAAGGTGTACCCACGCGCCCAATCTTTGGCCGCCTCATTCACCACGTCCCACGAGACCCCCAACTCTCCCCCAAATTGCAATACTAAGTCATCAAAGGCCAAACGCGCGGCTTGCGTAGCAGTCGCCACGATGACAGGGAGAATGATCGCAAGCATCGCTTCGTCCTGCGCTTCCCAATAATCGTCGGAGAGCGGGTCAGCCATTATCTTTTATACCGTACCTTGACCGCCTCAGCGATCCCGTCAAACTGGCGTTCTAAAAAGCCCTCCATCGTGCTGGTTAGTTGCTTTTCCGCTTTGCGCCGTTGCGCGTTGTTTGGCGGCTTTTGCGCTTTATGGACATGCCCATTATGCGAGAAGGCTTTTTCGGCCATCCCCGCGCTTTCTTCATCCATTTCGTCCATATCTTCGGTTTCTTCGGTCTCGGTTTCAAGTCCCTGTACACTACTGATAATCTTATCAGCCATTTCGCGTCCCATCCCTAACGCGACAAGTAATTCAATAGCGGCAACCTTGCTAATCGAACCAAGTCTAAGCTGTTCCATAATATCTAACGCGGCGTTAATTTGCGCGCCATTCAATCCAGCTAGACTCTCTAAGTTTTCGGGAGCCTCATCCCCTACGGGATTAGTTGACGGTAACGTTTCGTCAACATTTACACGCCCGGTCTTTTTAGGAACTTCGATACTCGCCACCGAACGTAAATAAATCTCACCCGGCGCGCCGATCCCTTCTTCCCCAATTTGTCCGTAAAACTCGTTCAGGGTAATGGCTCCGCGTGCAAAGGCGTCAATTGCCCGTTTCCAGAGCGCATCTTGGTCATCGCGTAAAGCCGGAACGCGGGACATGTCCCATTGCGTAACAATGTTCTCCCCGGCATAATGCCGTTTTACCAACTGGTTTTGAATCACATCGTTATGATTGTAATAAAGCGGGGTCAGGTCATCTTCCCACCATGCAGAGCGGGCTTCTTTGTAGTTAGAATAAGTTGCCCGGTCAAGCCCAATCTTCGCCCCAATCAAAATCGGCGGGACACCGAGCACCATGCAAATCCTGGCTTCATTGCGTCCGTCTATAAAATCGTAACCGAGTTCGGTAAAGTCAAAACCGGTTTTCTGATAACTGGCATCACTGTCCAATACCGCCGGTTCTAAGTTGTTTTTCCAACCCCCATAGCGTTCCTTCCACCGGCGACGGATGTCTGAAACTTGGCTATCGACAAGTTTCTGTTTACTCGTGAGAATTCCTGGCGGGACACCCCCGCTTTGCAAAATAGCCTTGATATGATCCGTCGCTTCATTATCCACCGTCCCTACCCGCGCGGCAACGGCAACGGGCGGCCAAGCATGGTATTGATTTAGCGGGTCGAAGAGTTTGAAGTCTAACACCTGATAAGGGTGCAAGGTGACAGAGGGCAGGCCAGGGGCTTCGTAACGATACCCCCCGATGAAGTCCTTGTTTGATGGCAACGGATACAACCAGTCCGGGCGCAACGGCCAAAGCCGGGCGGGGACGCCCCCGCGTGTAAATTCAATCTCAAAGATCGCCCGCCCTGCAAACTTCTGGTAAATCACAATCGCCGCCCAAAAGTCACTCTCACTCATGAAGGGATTCGGAGCTTGTAATAAAGCCTTTAGTGGATGCTCAGGTAATTCAGTGTCTTTTTTATCGTAAACCTTTAGCTCTACCTGGCTACTGGTATGGGCGGTCTTATTGACACAGGCATAAATCAATTCATTCTTACGCCAGCCACCAGTGACAAGGTTGTAGAAGTTAGTTTCCGGGTACTCAGGCCGGTCAATCTTCCACTGTTCAACACGCGTGGCAACCGCTTGTTTAACTTCCGTTTCGGGAATCAGCGGGGCAATTTCAAAGGCGGTGCGCAAACGTTGAAAAAGGTTCATAAGAGTCCTGTCAATTGATTATACATGAATACCGCCGTGTTCGCGCGTGGGTTCTGAAACGCTTCCCAACGCCAAAGCCCACATCCAGAACTTATCGGCATGGTGCTTCTCGTTGCGTTCGGTATCGAATGTCACGTTCTTGGAAGGGGTAACGAGTTTCTTAATCGAGTGAATCTGATAATGCAAATCCCGATGCACGGGTAACGGCGTCTTTTTCTGTTGACTAAGCATCTTCGCATCAGTAGCCCATAACTGCTTGAGCGCATTCGTAAACGTAACGCCTTCACATTTGCCTGGATATTTCTTCGTGGCATTTTCGGCTAGTTGCATCCCTAGCCCCGTTTCATCGATTTTCATTTTCAAGATAGGCAACTTATCCATGACCGCACAGAGTACCGCGAATTGTTCATCATACGCCACATTATCCAACGTCAACATCAGGCGGAGCGGGTAACTGTCTAGCGTGCTTTTGCCTACTAACCCGATTTCCGTCGTGTTGCGCGTGCGTCCGATGTCCATCCCGCCCCCGAAGGCAAGTTCAACCGCGCCCGTTTTCACGGCATAGGCAAGACGTTCTATCGCGGATAAACAAGCTTCTTTGCCCGTCGCAAGCTCACAATACAAGTCAGGGCTTGCCACTGCGCTGATTTCTTCCCACGTAATCCAGGCCGTTGTTTCATCGGCAAAAGTACACTCGTATTCTTGCTGGAAATCTTCCTCTGGCATGTTCTCATAAATCGCCCGGATGTTGACTGTCCCGAATTTCTCAATGCGTTGCCGGGTCATGAGTAGAGGGGCTTCAACCAAAGCCGTCTCTAAGTCACGACAAAAGGCGCGGACTTCCCACCAGGGCGTGGTGACACGGGTATAACCGGGGTAGCGTTGCATAGATTCAGTAAACACTTCCCAAAACATTCCGCCCGCGCCCATCGGACTAGATGCACCGCGAAACGCACCACCCTTAGAGATAATCGGTAAAGCGGCGGTATAGTTTGCCCGATCATGCTTCTGATGTGCCCACTCATCCAAGTAAATCCAAAAACGCGCCTTGCCCCGTTGAGGCGTGCCAGGGCTGGAGATGATCCGCGCGCCGTTATCGAAGCCTATCGCCGTCGTGGTATCCGGTTGGCTCATCTTGGGCAAGTTGGGAGCCTGTAAGTTTTCGTAAATGGCGCGGGCGTAAATGATTTTCTCGCGCGCTTCATCCAGGTTGATAGACTGGAATAATGAACTTGTGCCGGTCATCACGGCATTGGCGACGGCCTCACACGCAAAGGTGAAAGAAGCGGCGATTTGGCGTGACTTCGTTTCAATCCTGAATAGACTGTTATCTGAGAGATGGGCAAGTTGGAAGTATTCCCACTGCGCGTTCTCAATACCGGATGCGCTAGGCAGATCAAGGTAATCAACTAAGTATTGCGCGCGTGGGGAGAGGGAGAAGGGTGTCCCGAATACGGCGATGGTCTCCTGCGCGCGGGCGCGGCGTTGGTCAATGATGACCTGCGAAACAAGCGGCTTTTCCCGCCCCCCCGTCTGTTGCCGCAAGGTGGCCTCTTTGATCTCAGTCGGTTTCAGTCCCCGCCGCGTCATCTCCGACTCTATCGCCTTCAAGCGGCGTAGGTCGGTGACTGGCGGCGGCGAGTAGGTCGCGGTATTCACGTTCTAACTCCTCATCACTGGCGTTGATAATCCCGGCCACCCAATCGGGCAGGCCGGCGGCTTGCCTTTCCAATTGTACCCCGGCTTTGATCGCGCCGGTCGCATCGGCGGCCTTGTCAATCGTGCCCTTTTTGGGTTCGTTGGTTTTGCGGTCAATGTAGTATTCATACCCTACCATCTGTAAGGCCTT